CGTTACAAAGTTGTCCTACAGGTTCACGATGAAGTGGTGATCCTGTGTGATGAAGCCGAGGTTGAGGAAGCCAAGGCGTACATGATCCAGGTCATGTCAACACCACCGTCATGGGCATTGGACCTACCCGTGGCATGTGAAGCAGATCACGGTCCCAATTATGGAGAGTGCAAGTGAGTAAGTCGTGGCAGAAGTATTTCATGGACATGGCCGAGATGGTGGCAACACGGTCGAAGGACCCGAACACCAAGGTGGGCTGCATCGTTACATCAAGTGACAAGGTGGTGGTTGCCAGTGGGTACAACGGTATCCCCATTGGGGTGCGTGATCTGCCAGAGCGCATGGAGCGCCCGGCTAAGTACCTGTGGACTGCCCATGCTGAGGAGAACGCTGTAGCACAGGCTGCGAAGGTCGGTGCTTCGCTTCGTGGTGGGTATGCCTATGTCACCCATCAGCCCTGTGCGCGCTGCGCCAGGACGCTCATACAGGCTGGGATACAGGTGGTGTACACCGGGGCTGGGCAGACCAACATGCCAGCCGAGGAGTTTGAGGTTGCCAAACAGATGTTTCTCGAAGCTGGGGTGTATGTTATACCCATGGTGTCAGAACCCGAGGAAACCTAATGCAGCTCAGCCATTCGTTCTCATCCATCAAGATGTTTGAGAACTGCCCCCTTCGTTACTACCACCAACGTATTGCTAAGACCGTAGTGGACAAAGGGGGCGAGGCTAGTCTGCACGGTGAGCGTATCCATAAGTTCTTGGAAGAACGGCTGAAGGGGGTGATCGAGGAGCTACCCCCCGAAGCTGCCAGCCTTGAGCCCGTGGTTGACACCATCGTGAAGATGATTGGGAGTGGCGCACTTTACGTTGAGCAGGAACTGACGCTCAATCCTGGCCTTGAACCGACCGGATGGTGGGATGCCGATGCTTGGATCAGGTCCAAGCTGGATGTGAACATCATCAAGGGGCAGAGTGCCATCGTGATGGATTGGAAAACCGGGAAGCGCAGGCCAGACTTTACACAGTTGGAGTTGTTCGCGCTTCAGGTGTTTGCCCACTATCCGGATGTAAACATCGTCACGAGTACCTTTGTCTGGACGCAGGAGATGGCTACTGATAAAGAAGTTTACCACAGGCGCGATGCCCACAAGATGTGGGAGAAGCTGCTTGATCGTATTCGCCGCATCGAAGTCTGCGTGGAGAATGATAATTGGCCAGCCAAACCAAGTGGCCTGTGCCGATTCTGCCCGTGTAAAGATTTCTGCGACTATGCAAAATAGGAGGGTTAGATGGTTGAAGTGTCAGGTAAACTAACGCTAGGGTGGCTGGAACCAGAGAAGTTCTTTGCCGTCAACGTACCAGCGCAAGCAGACTGGTCCCATGAGCGTATCCAAACAGCCTTCGACAAGGTATGGTTTGAGTACGTTTTCTCGGGGCCGCAAGTGGTGATGTTCAAAGGGGCGTCCTATAAAAATAGCGCGGGAGAAGAAGTAAAACTTGACAACCCTGTAAAGTTAGGGGTATATCATGGCCACACCAGAGAGTAAGGTTAAGGCTAAAGTTGATAAGATGTTGAGCCAACTAGGTGTTTGGTTCTTCAGCCCCCAAGCGGGGCCGTTCGGCAGGGCAGGCATCCCTGATCGGATCGTATGTGTAAATGGGCATTTTGTGGGGATCGAGGTAAAGGCAGATGGTAAGAACAAGCCAACCAAGTTGCAGGTTGACTGCATGGCAAAGATCGAACGGGCAGGCGGCAAATGCTTTGTCGTTTATGACGATGCCACGCTGGCTGAAGCAAGGGACTACATCCAAGGGCTCGACTGATGCTGGTGCTTGAGAAGGCCAAGGCGCTCATCCTCAAGCTAAACCATCCTGGCCGGGTATTGGAAGCCATACCCACAGCGCAGATGGTCAACGTCAAGGGCAGCGAAGTGGTCGCCGTACCTCATAAGGTACATGAGGTGGCCATCCTGCGGAAGCTGGGGATCGAGGCACCGTCACCTATCAACCACTACTATGAGTGGCCGGGTCGGTTCAAACCTTACGACCACCAGCGGGAGACTGCTGCCTTCCTGACCTACCACAAGAAGGCATTGGTGCTGAACGAGATCGGTACTGGCAAGACCCAGAGTGCGCTGTGGGCGGCTGACTACCTGATGCGTACAGGCAGCATTGGTAAAGTGCTGATCATCTCTCCCCTGTCCACACTCGACCGGGTGTGGGGTGACGCTATCTTCATGGGGTTCCCTGACCGCAAGGGTGTGGTGCTGCATGGCACGGCTGAGCGGCGTAAGAAACTGCTCAAGACTGACGCTGACTTCTTCATAATAAACCATGACGGGTTTCCCATCATCGCTGAAGATGCCATGGGTATGTTCGATCTGGTTATCGTGGATGAGGCAGCGGTGCTGCGTACCCCCGGCACGACCCGGTTCAAGATATTCAGGAAGTGGATGGACAAGAACCCGGACACACACCTGTGGCTCATGACCGGGACACCGACACCCAACGAACCGACTGACGCTTGGGCCTTGGCCAAGCTGGTTGATAGCCCCTTCTGCACTCAGACCTACACGGCGTTCCGTGATCAGGTGATGTATAAGCAGGGTCAGTATCGTTGGTTGCCAAGGCCCGGTAGCGTTGAGACTGTGTACCACATCCTGCATCCATCGGTACGGTACACTCGGGATGAATGCTTCGATCTTCCTGACACTATCGTACAGACAAGACAGGTAGAGCTGACACCAGATCAGAAGAAGCACTACGCCACCATGATGCGCCATCTCATGACGGAAGTGGCAGAGGAAGGCAGCACGATCACGGCGGTGAACGAAGCGGTCAAGGTGCAGAAGCTGGTTCAGATCGCCTGCGGTGTGGCCTATGATGAGAACGGCAACAACGTAGAGCTCGACTGCTCACCGCGCCTCAACGCTGTGAAGGAGATCATTGAGGAGGCAGGGCAGAAGGTGATCATCTTCGTCCCGCTGACCGGTACTCTGTATATGTTAGAGCGTGAGCTTAGTAAGCGTTGGTCTGTCGCTGTGGTGAACGGCGCGGTCAGTTCTTCTGAGCGGTCAACCATCTTCAAGAATTTTCAGGATGCGCGTGATCCACACGTGTTGATTGCCCATCCTGCTACAATGGCTCATGGCTTGACACTTACCGCTGCCAGTACTGTGATCTGGTATGGGCCGGTGACAAGCAACGAGCAGTACGTTCAAGCCAATGGACGGATTGAACGTATTGGTAAGAGGAATGTGTCGAACGTCATCCACATTGAAGCCACCGAGCTTGAACATAAGATGTACGAACGGCTCAAGGGGAAGCAGCGGCTCCAAGGGTTGCTGCTGGAATTGATACAACAAACGAGGTGAACATGGCAGAACTTACAGTTGATAAAGTTGTCGCCGGGTACATCGCCCTGCGGCAGCAGAAGCAAACCATTGAGCGTGAGGCTGAAGAAAAGGTCAACGCGGTCAAGGCCAAGATGGTTAAGATCGAAGCGTGGATACTTGAGCAAGCCAATGCCCAAGGGGTTACGTCATTCAAGACAAACCACGGCACGGCGTTCGTAACCACGACCGACTTTGCCAACGTGGCTGATTGGGATGCTGTGCTGACTTACATCAAGGACAACGGAGCGTTCGATCTTCTTGAGCGTAGGGTCAGCAAGACAGCGGTGCGCGGTTACATCGAAGCGCGTGGCGCAGTTCCATCCGGTGTGAACTACGGCACCAAGTTGGAAGTAAACATTCGCAAACCCACAGCAAAGGGAGAGGACTGATGATAGGTGAATGGATAGTACGCCAAATCCGCAAAGCTGAGAAACGGAGATCAAGAAACCAGCCGGAGCCGGATGGGTTGGTCCAACCAAACATCCTTACAGGCACACCATCTATATCGGTGTACCGGATTTCAAACGGCTTCTTGCTGTCATCAAACAGCCCAGGAAGATACGAGCATACCATGGTGTACTGCAAGGAAGTTGGTGAGATCGGAGATCAGATCGTTACACTTCACGCGCGTGAAGCGATGGGCGTACCAAGCCACGTGAATATCAGCGCAAGCGGTGGCGGCGGTTCTACGTTTGCCGCTTACCCAATTAACGTACCTAAACAACGTATCTAACCGCTCATAACAGGAGAAACCCATGAGCAACATTATCCCTGCTAATCTGCAAGTCCCGGCGCACCTCGCGTCTCGTATTGGTAAGCCCTCTGCCTTGGCACAAGCCCTGGCTGGCGGTATCTCTAGCGGCGGTGACTTCCCCCGCATCTCCATCAAGGGCGCACGTTTCCGTATCGTGGAAGGCGGCGCTGAGACTGTACTGAACCAGACCACGCTTGATGTTATCGTGGTGGGCGCCAACCCCCGCCTGTCTAAAGTTTGGTATGGTAAGGAGTGGAACAAGGATAGCGAACCTACCGCCCCTGACTGCTACTCCTTGGACGGTGTGAGCCCACACCCGGATGCAACCAACCCGCAATGTGATCTGTGTGCGTCCTGCCCGCATAACGCATGGGGTTCCAAGATCGCTCCGAATGGGCAGCAACTGAAGGCTTGTTCAGATAAGAAGCGCCTTGCCGTGGTTGCTGCTGATGATGCCGAGGGTCCGGTTTATCTGTTGGAAGTCACCCCGGCTGCGATAAAGGGGCTGAACGCCTACCAGAAAGAACTGTCCATGCGCGGCATCGCGCCTGAGATCGTGCGTACTCGGGTGTCCTTTGACACGGATGCGTCCTTCCCGAAGCTGAAGTTTGGGCTTGGCGGGTTCTTGGATGAAGCCACCATGGCTGCTGTCGATGACCTGTTCGGGTCGGATAAGGTGAAGGAGATCACGGGTGAAGTACAGGCTGAGAAGCCTGCGGCGCTGCCCCCTCCGGCCCCCCGCCCTGCCCCGGTTCGTCAAGCCGCGCCTGCCCCGGCACCGGAGCCGGAAGCTGAGGAAGAACCCGCCCCTCAACCCAAGGCACGTGGGTTCGGTGCGGCCAAGCCTGCGGCTGCTACCCCTGCTGCCAAGCCTGCGGCTGCGAAGCCTGCGGCCAAGCCTGCCCCGGCTGTGACTGCTGGTGTCGATCTGGCTGATGAGATCAGTAATATGCTCAGCGGGCTGGGAGCGGATGATGCCTGACAGCGTTGACTTTAACAAAGTCGAGGCGCTGCGTAAGCACATGCTGATAACAACTCGGGAGATGGCTGAGCTATTCGGCGTCTCTCGGGTGACCTATCACGGCTGGGTGAGAGGGCAGTCTCTCCGGCAGAAAAATCTTGAGCATGTCACCTCGATGGTACGTATTCTACTGGCAGTAATGCGTGACCATGGATGGCCATCAAGAGAAATTGCTGGTCTGCCACAGGTTATGCGTAAGCACAGGTTGCTTGCTCTAGTAGCTGAGTATCAATAGACTATGGAGGGGGAGCAATCCCCCTCCTCACGGAGTTGGACAAAGGTAGGGGTAGGTTATGGATACGCTTGAGTTTCTTCGGCGGGTCCTTCCGTCCGAGGGCTACGTTGTTTCTATCACAATCAACAACGGGCAGGTCCCCAGGCAGGGGTTCCACGCTGACATTGACGCATTGGCAACCAGCATCGCGGCGCTGAGCCAAGCGGGTAACAACGTCTATTATGCCGTGGCATCCTTTGTGGATAAGAAGGCTGGTCGCAAGCAGGATAACGTGCATCTCATCAAGGCGCTGTACCTTGATGTGGACTGCGGGCCGGGCAAGCCATTCCCCACTTGGAAGGAAGGGCTTCGCGCCGTTGGCGAGTTTGTTGCTGTCAACAAGTTACCAAGACCCATGATCGTCGCATCCGGCAACGGACTGCACGTGTACTGGGTATTAGACCGCGACCTGACGCAAGATGAATGGCACCCTCTGGCACTCAGCCTGAAGGCCATGATCCCCACCAAGGACGGGCGACCCGTGTTCGACCCTGCGGTTCCGGCTGATAGCGCCCGAGTGCTGCGCCCGGTGGGTACGGTCAACCCCAAGGGTGGCGGTGATGTTCGCATCCTATTCGATGCAGACCCGGTTGATGTGGATACCATGCGTGGCATCCTTGGCCATGCTGCGCCCGCTGTCGTTGCACAGCCAGCCCGGTCATCGCTGTTAGATGCCATGGCGGTGAAGCAGGAGTACCCGCCAGCCAACCCTGATACCCTGGTCGAGAAGTGCGCTCAGATCGCATGGGCGGTGCAGAACCAAGACTCAGTACATGAGCCGCTGTGGTATGCCCTGATGGGTGTGGCTGCGTTCTGCTCGGACCCGGAGCAGACCGCTAAATCATGGAGCGAAAACCATTCAGACTATGATGAGGACCACACGCTTCGCAAGGTAAATCAATGGCGCAATAGCGCCACCGGACCAACCACTTGCAGCAAGTTTCAGCAGGAACGCCCTGACGGATGCAAGGGCTGTAAGCTCCTTGGTAAGATCACCACTCCGGTCAGGCTGGCATTGGAATACGCAGCGGCACCGCCGCCCGTAGATACACCAGACCAGATCGTGCAGAACCCGCCCAGACCATTCAAGTGGCGCGAAGGCGGCGGGCTTCGGATCACCATAGATAAGTCCGATGTGGACGTATGCACCTTCGATATATACCCGGTCAGCTACGGTAGGGATGAGTCCCTTGGGTATGAGACTGTGCGGTACCGTTGGAACCGCCCTCACGTTGGCTGGCAAACCCTGAGCTTCAGGCAGTCATTGCTGGCTGAGTTCTCAGTCAAGGACTTCGCTACCACCATCGCAGACCAGGGCATTGTCCTCCCTACCAAAAGGCAGACGGAGCTATTTCAAATGATGTTGCGGTCCTACATGGAAGAACTGCGGCAGCTCAAGACAGTCACCAACCTATACGCCACGATGGGCTGGAAGCAGAACAACAGCGAGTTTCTGTTGGGCGACACCCTGTTCAGGCGGAACGATGATGGCTCCGTAGTGACTGAGCCGGTCACCCTTGCGGTCAGTTCCCAACGTATTAGTGAGAACCTGTACACCACATCCGGTACGCTCGAAGCATGGGTGAAGTTCACCTCCGTGCTAGAGAAAGCCGTGATGCCAACGCACCAGTTTGCCTTGATGGTATCCATGGCTGCGCCGCTGTTCGGACACACGGGCCTAAAGGGCCTGACACTCAGCCTCTATGGACCCACAGGGGCGGGCAAAACGCTGGCTCAGTATTGGCAGCAGTCAGTATGGGGTGACCCGCTCAAACTGCACTACACAGCCAAGTTCACGCAGAACGCCATGTTTGCCAGGATCGGTTTCTATAACAACCTGCCAGTAACCATTGACGAAGCCACCATGTTACCAGCCAAGGAGGTGGGTGACTTCTTATACTGGATTTCACAGGGACGGGATAAGGCCCGCCTGTCACGGTCTGCTGAGGAACGGGACGCTAAGACCTGGGCTACTATTGTCACTACATCCTCCAACCGTTCGCTGGCCTCCATGCTGGCAGCTAGTGGGCTTGAGACAGACGCGCAGATGGCGCGGCTATTGGAGCTTACGGTGCCAGCGCACCCGCTGTTTACCCGCAGCACGGATGCCGGGCAGAAGATGTACAGCTTCCTCTCCACCAACTATGGCACGGCTGGCCGGGTGATCATCCAGCACCTCATGGAGCTTGGTGAGCAGGGTATCCTAGCTGCGCTCGAACACCACAGGCAGGTATTCAACAAACAATACGGCGCGAATTTTTCCGGTAGTGAGCGGTATTGGGAACAATGTATCCTGTGCGCCGACTTCATGGGCAAAACAGCTACAAATTTAGGGCTGATTCAGTTCGACTACCGCAACGCAACTGCTCACGTAATAGCTCAGACCGGAGCGATGCGGAAAGCGGTGGCTGAGAACCACGCTGACTCCTTCGACCTACTGGCTGAATACCTGAACGAGCAGTCGCACACAGCTCTGACCATAACCCATGTGGCCAACACCTCTCAGCAAGTTGTGGATACGAACCGTATGCCAAGGGGTGAGGTGCATATCCGCTACGACCTGTACCGCCCCAACCAGGGTGCGCCGCTCAACAACGGTGCCATCACCATAGACAGGCGGCACTTCAAGAAGTGGCTGGCTACCCGTGGCGGTGACTACCGCTCACTTGTTGAGGACATGACCCGCGAAGGTATCAATGCCACCCCGCCATCAGAGAAGGGCTACCTCGGGCGGGGGACCAACATCAAGCTAGGCCAGCAGTACGTACTGGCGATCAACGTCAACCATCCGCGCCTCATTGGCATCCTGACCAATGAGGATAACAAGACGGTGAACGCTCAGCTCAACGTCATCCAAGGGGGAGTACCCTGACCTATTCGGTCAGGGCATCAACCAACCCACGGATATCTTCCTGCGCCCCCCGAGGTGCTGCTTTCAATGTGCGCTCAATCCCGGTGCGCTGAGCCTCACGCAATGCCCTGGCATTACCACCCATAAAGTTCCTGATTTCGAGGGTAGTGCCACGGGTTGCTTCGTTCCAAGCGTTGACGGAATTCAAGATATCGGATGCGCCTTGAGCATCGCCGCGCATGGTAGCCTTGATCCAAGCATGACGGAATCCGGCCACAGCTTCCTTCTGGTAGTCTGTCTCACGGTTGGCGATACGTATTACATCATACTGCGCTGCGGCGCCAGCGGGATAGAAACCCAACAACCTAGCAGCAATGGTGCCCATACCCATCTCGTTGCTGACGATATACCCACGACGGTCAACCACCGCACCGGACTGCGCGTAGGCATAGGCATCACCTATCAGACGAAGCGCCGTAACCGGAGATTCGCGGGCCACATCTTCCAGGTTCTTGGATGCTGAGAATGGGAATGTCAGCAGGTCACGGGCAGTCGTAGCCACACCGGAGATAAAACCAGCAGCCGGGCCAAGGATATCCGCAAGCTCACGCTTTGCGTCAGCCCCAGCAAGACCGACACCGGTACCTGGTATGATATTACCCAAACCAACACGAGAAGCGATGTCCGGGCCTCCGTGCATATTGACAAGGCCCTTGAAGAAAGGAGCAGACATACCTGGGAAAGACTCCTCGATATGCCGAATGATTGCACCTCGGATGCTACCCTGCCGGAACCCGAGTCCCTGCGCGATGGTGTCGATTATATCTTCCAAATCTTCCGCGAAGGGGAGCCCAGCCGCACCTGACATAAACCAGATAGCGGCCAGCATGGATAACTGGGCCGGGCGTGAAAGATTGGCCAGCAACTGAATAGTCGTGGTCGGGTAGGTCTTGTACATATAGATGAAGGAAGTGATCCCACCGCGCCATGCTGGCGGGCGGTTGAGAACCGAGTATTCACCCAACGTCAGGTCAATAGCCTTAACTGCGAAGTCCATGGCTTCCTGTTGTGCTTCCTTCGCTGACTTACCAGCAGCCATAGCCCGGTCACGTTGCAGGCGATAGCCAGCCAAGAAAGCTGCACGGCGCGCAGCCTGTTCAGTTAGGTTGAACGGAGACATCCACAGGTCAACAAAGTTGCGCGCCCACTTACTCGTTACCTGCCCACGTGATGTGGCGACCAGTGCGTTTGACTGAGCCGGGATCAGCTTACCTTCACGGATTTCAGACGCAATAGCCTGGGCTTCATCAACCGTCAGCTTATATTTCTTCTGAAGTGCAGGGTTCTTTGTAATCTCTGCTGCAACTTTATCATAATAGTCAGCACGGTTCATATCCATGCTGACAATACCTTTATAGCCAACCTGATGAAGCGCAACGTGGTAGGATGCTATCACCTTACCAACACTAAAGCCCCCACCAAACCCGTTCTTGGCATTGAAGCTCGCCATGTACGGTATCCAGTTAGTCTCCGGGCTAAGAAGGTTAAGCGCACCCTGAGCAACGCTGGCACCAAGTTGCAGCATACTGGTAAACGCACGGACCCGAGAAGCCACAGGGCCGGAACCCAGACCAACTGTATCATCCACGAGTGCGGTGCTCTCAAGATGATTGAGGGTGGATGCAGCTTGGTTATAGTACAGGTTTGCCCGTGAGTATGAGCTATCACTCCTTGGGTTGGTTTTGCGGTATTGGTACTGAGCCTGGGTAAGTTGCGACCTTGTGTACCGCTTTGCTTCATCAGACGCATTGGGGTCAGCTTCGAGGCGGGCCATCTCAGCTTCCAACGCACGTACCCGCGCAGCGTTACCTTCCCACAATGCCCTTGATTCCGGCAGATCAAGGTTCATCAACTCACGGAGTTCCTGCCGCGTGGTAGCCTTAGCAATGATAGATGCCCGGCTCTCAATGTGCTTCGAGATGGCGAAGATACCAGAGGTCGGGTCGAAGCCCGGTGTCTGCGAGTAGTTAAGCCGTTGACGCGCACTGTTTTCTTGACGGGTAAGCGTGGTGACCAACCGCTCCATAACGGCTGGGTTCACGCTGATATTGAACAGGTTCATCCCGTACAGGAACTCTTGTAGATTGAGCTGCGGGTCAGCAGCCACGGCATCAAGCACGGCTCCAGTCGTAGCCCGCAAGGCTACCTTGGTGGGGACAAACTCACCAGCATCATTACGTACCAGAAGATCGAAGGTCTTACCTTGCAGCTCACTGTTAAATTTATCAGCCATATTCTCGGCTGCATTTCTGGTATCAAACTGAGAGTAAGTCAGCAGAGCTTGTTGTGCATCCTTCACCTCAACTGGCTTGTCACCAACGAACGCCTGGAGGCGCATTTGGTGGGTACCCTGACGCAATACCGGGACATAGCCGGTCATAGCCGAACGGCGCGCAATGCGGTCACGTGTGTTCAGGTTATGCTGGTTGAGGATGAGCTGCTTCACCTTATCCTGAAGCACAAACTTAGTGGCTTCTGGGAGTTCTTTGCGCCGGAATTTGAAGTCCATCAGGTTGTTGACGAAGGTGGTAGCGGCAGCATCATTATCAAAGAACTCGCGCACATTGGCGTTGCGATCCGTGCGCTCCCCAATAAACGCGGCGTTTACCGCTGCCAAGAACTTGCTCGAATCCTCCATGGACTTAGGAGCGACGACGGTGTTACCCATATCATCAGTGGTGATATTCTTTGTATAGAGTGCCAAGGCATGACGAGCCAGGGAGTCAACGAAGCGGCGGTCAGCCGGTGTCAAACCACCCGACTTCATAAGCCCTTTGATTTCTTTGTTGGTCAGCCGCTTATTAGCTAGGAAACTGGCGTACTCAGCTTCAACAAGCTGCATTTCTACATCGAACATGGCCCGCAAAGAACGCTTATACAGCTCGTAATCCGCGTCAGAAAAGTCCTTCTGGGGTGCCACTGTTTGTTTCTCAGTGGTCATCTTCCCGTCAGTACCAAGAATCGCACGGTCGTAGCTATACCCATTGCGGATTTCATTTAGCGACAACAGCCCGGCATTGAATATCCGCTTCTGCTCAGCCTCGTTGGGTTTGAACTCACCGTTATCGTTGATGGTGAACAGCGGCTCCTTACCTATATCGGAGGCTTTGAACTTGCTGATCTTATAGCTACGACCATCGTACATGGTCCGTGAGAGTTTAGCTTTCGTGGCTTCCGAAGCGTTCAATACCGGAGCCAAGAACTCATTCATCCGCACTTTAACTGACATAGCAAGGCTGTTGGTCTTACCCATCAACCAATCGAAAGCGGAAAGGCCAGCGTTTTCCAATGCCCGGTAGTTCATAAGGCTAAGGAACTTAGCCTTAAGGCTATCAAAAATATCCGCGATATTGCCGCCCTGCCCCTGGATATCGTTCCAAGCATCAGTCCAACTGCGCGGCATCCCACCCATCTGGGTAAAGAACATGTTGACCTTGGCGCTTTCGCTCATCGCAGCCTTCGGGCTGAAGCGACCAGTGCCTGCGTCACCATACTCAACCGCATGTAGCCGGTTCATCACCGCTTGAGCATCGAAGGTCACACCCTGACCACCGTTCCGTACGTAGCGGCGTGACTGATCAAGGAAGTAGCGCGTGGCGCTATCACCTGACTTGATACCAAGGCGATCAAGGAGGCCCTTGATGGCGTTCCAAACGCGAGCCACGGTGCTGGTTTCAAGCATGGCCGCGTAGTCAGACAGGTATTCTTCGGTGGCTTCAGCTTTGGTCAGGCCGCGTTCTTCCATGGCAGCATCAACCGCCAGCTTGGCGTATGAGTCTGTCTCATAGATGTTTTCCATAAGCGCATCGAAGCGCGCTTCCGGCATGATGCCGCGCATACCAAAGTGGCCGAAGGTTTCATGGGCCAGCACGAAGCGGAGGTGCTGCTCATTGGCGATGTTGTCAGTAAAGATAAGGACGTTGCCATCACCAAATGAGTAACCAGCGGCCTGAGCAGTAGCGAAGTCACCCTGCGGGCGGGCATCCATAGCCTGTCGATACAGAGCCGGGTTGCTGGTACGCAGAGCGTCCTGGTTACGGACCACAGTTACATTTGGTTTGGTAGCCAGCTTCGACAGGAAGTTCTGCACAATCATCTGAGCGCGACCCGGAAGCATCTGCGTAGTGGGCTTACCGTCCATATTAACCGTGCCCTGCCGGGTATTCCAGTCAGCTAGGGAGAAGCGACCAGTGGTCCTTGGTACCACCGGGCGGATGCCCGTGTTCGGATCGCGGGGGCCGAAATTAAAGAACTCAGGCCCACCAACAATATAGTCACCTAACTTACCTGTACCATAGTCCGGGTTGGTTGACTTGATCCGCGCCCATGCTTGCGAAGCCTGTAAGCGCATAGAGGCAGTAAACTGAACCCCAGCGTTGACCTGTTCTATGATGTTACCAAGAGTGAGGAGATCATCGTTGAGCTGAACGACAGCGGCTTCCTCTTTGCCAAGGCGTTCTTGACGATCAATGACTTCAGCAGCCTTATAGTCAAAAGATTCCAGGCCAATTTCTTCGCTGAGATATTCTTTAGCATACTTCTTGGCAGCTTTAGTGCTGTCTGAGGACTTTGCCCAGCCGATAAGGGCCGCGATATTCCGAACCCGCTCCATGCCATAGGTGAGATTGATTTGTACGGCGATAGCCTGAGCTTCCTCAAGATCGGTTTTGGGTTGCACCTCAACCTGAGTTTCAGTGGTTGTCTCTGGGTTAAGGGCCTGAAGTGTAAGGCTCCGAACCCCTTCTGTAGCGCGCGGTTCTGGTGCAGGCTCAGGGGCAGCAGGCTGAGCAGCAACGGGTTCAGGGGCAACGGGAGCGGCAGGCGTTGTCGCCCGATCAATCTGAGCGTTAAGGTTAGCGGTTAGGTCAGCTTCAACCCTTGGGCCTGCGGATGGAGCCACCCTTTCTGCCGTTACGGGGGCGGCTGCTACTTCTAAAGGGCGGGGGACTGCCTCCGCAGCCGGTGCTACTTGGGTTTGCGCTTGCGCCCGGCCTTGGACAAGGCGATTGCGACCGCCTGTTTGACCGCCGCCGCCTTGTTTTTTGGTCTGCTGGAGCCGATCTTGCCCTTTGCTTGGTACCGGTCCACCAGCTCCTGTACGTTGGCTGACACCACCTTGTTCGACTTGCCTGACTTCAGGGGCATTGGTTTGAGTCTCCTGTACGGTAGGGGCAGGGGTAGGTGTAGCATAGACTAGTTCATCGGCAGGGACATACGTTTCCCTACCTTCCAGTCCTATAACTTTCTGATACTTCCGCCCATCTGGGCTAGTTTGTGGTGCTTCAGGTAGCACCCTGACGGGGAAGTCATAGTCAGCACTACGCCATGTGGCCTCTACACCCTGTGCTGTTGCGGGGGCCGCAGGGGCGGTTGGCGCTACCAGGGGGGCGAGCGCGGGCGGAAGTTCTTGGGCAACAGCAGGCACCGCTGGCGCAGCAGGGGCTGTCTCAGCAATACGGTTAAGTTGGTTACGCAGTTGCTGCGTACCCGTTGTTGGCATCCGCTGCACGCGCGCGAGGAACGTAGCCGGGTCGTTGTTATACCCAGCCAACACTTCATCCTGCTGTGCTTTTGTCAGAGCGTTGAATTGCTGCACTATGGAGCGGCGTGCGTTATCAGCGGGGCGGTTACGCCCAGTGACCACGGCTTCAGCGTCCAACGTGAGTGGTTGCTGCATGGCTTGTTGGGCCAGGGCTGCTTCGTAATCTTGCTCAGCAGCGGTCATAGCCCGTGGTTGTGTAGCAGCCTGGGCCTGAGCCTGTTGAAGTTCCATCTGGCGACGAAGCGCCAGCAAACGATTACCAACCTCAGTCTGACCAAGCGTAACAGGCGCAGCAGTCTCCGGTACAGGGCGGCGCAGCCGCTCCATACCAGGGGTAACAAATGTCTCAGGCGCCAGGGTGGGGCGTGTCGGGAATACCTGCGGAGCAGGCATGGTAGGCCGCGCGCGAAGAGGTCCATACTGAGGGCCGGAAGGTGGAAGGGCTGTTACGGCACCAGCTAGGTTTGGATTAACCAGACTGGAAAGGAAACTTCCCTGCCCTGCCGGGGTTCTTACAGGCTCCGAACTGTACTCATACTCAGCCTGCATCAAATCTATACGAGCCTGACGCTTAGCATCATCTGATGTAGTTGGGTCAGCATTAAGCCGATCAAGATTATCCCGAAGTTCCCGCACCTTAATGGCAGCAGCACTTTCCTCCATGCTGGGAGCCATGGTTGGAACCGGACCAGCCTGCCCAAATAAATCGCCCTGACCCGCCGGGGTACTTTTGGGTATAGAGTTGTACTCGTATTCAGCCTGCATCAACGCTATACGCGCTTGGCGTATAGCTTCATCTGTCGTAGCGGGGTTAGCGTTAAGGCGCTCAAGGTTAGCCTGCAACTCCTGCACTTTGGCAGCAGCACTTTGTTCCGAAGCTCTATCAGACGCATAAGAAGGCGCCATACCGGGGAACATCTCATACTGCCCCCCTAGTGGTTGTGACTGTGGCGGTCTGCCGATATCTTGGCCCGGGAACATATCACTCTGCGTCCCGACTGGACCACCAACAGCAGTGGTTTGCGTCGAATCAAGCAGGTTGCGTTCACGACTACCGGGGCCGCTTGTTGCGATAAACTTACCAGCACCACCAAAACCACCGCCCAAGATGGCACCGGCACCGGCTGCAATGAGGGCATCCTCGCCATACTTCTCAACGATGTACGGACCCAGAGCTTTCCAATCCTGGGCACTAAGTTGCCGCCGAAACTCGGGGTCAAATAAAGCACGTTCAGCTAAGGTCTGAGTAACTTCCGTAGCAGCTTCTGCAAATGCCTCAAGACCAGCTTCCTTACCAACAGCTCTAGCCCGAGCCATACCCTGAAGGGCCTTTACTCCCGCTTCCTGAGCGGCTTCCTGCAACCCCCTGGATAGTACAAATGCAGCCCGACCAGGGGCGATCACATCAAGCAGCGATGTAACCAGCGCAGCACTGGCAATGGTCAGTTTAGTCGATGGATCATTCACATCATAGGCAGGGCGACCCTGAGCATCCCTGGCGTCACGCGCTGCCTCATAGAATGTGTTGAGTTGCTGCGGAAAACTGGTTGCAGCCAAACCGGTGACGGCACCCCAAGTGCGGGCAGCAGCAAGAGCACGACCAGCATTAGCCGCAGTCGCGGCGGCAGTAGCACCAGCAGCAGCTCCGGCAGGACCACCAATTGCACCACCAGCAATACCACCAACAATACCAGCGCCAAGAGACATACCTAATTGCGGTATCCCCTGGACGGCAGCGTCAAGGATATTGGACATCGTTGAGTTCGACTGCTGGATGAGGGCTGACCGTTGCTTGTCAAACTCATCCTGGCCGGTGATAGCCTCACCGACATTGGCAATAGCTGGGCCAACACTGGTAGAACCCAACATCTCAAGGCCACGACCAACACCGCTGACCAACCCACCAACAGCACCACGCGCACCAAGCACAAGGTTCTCACCCACGCCCCTGGGAGCGCGCAGTTCTGACAGGTAGGCTTCATACCCAGCGCGGGAAAGCGGTTGCCAGTCGCGTACTTCTATGGGAGGGCGAGCATCACCAGCGGATGAGAATTGCTGCGCTGCCTGGAACGCTGACTGCACATCACGTGCGTCAAATGCCATACCACCAGCGAACATCTTATCAGTAGATGGGCTGTAGAAAGCACCCACTGGTGCCTGTGTAGTACGTGGGGGAGGTGGTGGCGGTATAGTCGCAAGCATCCCAGCCTGAATGTTCTGCTGTAAAGCATAAACATCAGCGGCAGAGGGGCCTAGGTTTTGTAACCCGGCCCCCGCCATCGGGCTTTCAGGCTGCGCCTCGATGCCAAGTGAGGTCCCTAGACCACCTTCTGTGTAGTATAATCCAGACATAGCAGCCTCACTTTACTGGGTAACTGCGGCGCGTATATCAACCGGCACAAGCTCGAACCGGCCCCGAATAACATTCCCGTTGCGGTCTTTAGCTTCAGTCGGACGCAAGCCCCTCGAAACGCCAGTGGTGGTATCAGTGATGACAACAACACCCGATGTTGCGTCGATCTTAATATCGTAGTTGGACCCACGATACTGAGCTTTAGCCCGTTCTTCAGCAAACTTGACCGCAGTTTCGCGCGTCTGGTTAGCCTGCTGCTTAAGGCTTTCGCTAAGACCTTCAGTAAACGACTTGAAGATTTCTTCGCTACGCCTGATGTTACTATCGCGTATCGCAGACATTTGAGTCTGGTAGTTTTTATCGTACAGCATCCGGCCTTCATTAAGGAGAGCTGATTGCGTAACACCACGAGCCCGAGGTGATTCTTCACCTTCAGGACCCCAGATGTTGTAAGTACCATCTTGATTCGGTTGTAAACGAAGAACACCACCGGACGCCCGGTGGATATCATTAGCTAACCGTTCCGGCCTGCCAGCGGCAAACTCAGTCAAAGCGATGCGCCCGTTCAGGTTAGCGCGTTCTACCCGCAGGGCTTCTATCCGCGTTTCTAGTTGGATAGCCATCTGCAATGCTGCGGTTGGGTTAGAACGAGCCAGGGCAGCAACAAGCTGCTTCTGCCGTTCAAGCGAAGCAGACGCGGCGTTCAGCGCATCATTCTCCCTACCAATGGCAACAGGGGTGAGAACTGACATCGGCGTTGCTTCGATCTTTGTAAGATCAGTAATCCGCCTGAGAATATCATCTTGTATCTGAGTTTGGGTGCGGTCACCCGGCGGCGTCACACCAGCGGTCGTAGATGTTGGTGTGAAATCAAGGCGGCTCTGTGGAAGCTGACCTCCAGGGCGCTGCGGAAGTTCTGACGGTGTGATGTCAGGATATGCACCTGCCTGCGGAGTAAAGGGTACAGGCGGCGTAGGGGGCGATGGCCTGAAGAAAGGCATCGGCGCGTTAGGACCGGGAAGCGGTGCATTTGGCGTCCATTGAACAGGCTCAGGGCGCGGCGGAAGCGTGACCCCAAAACGACTGGCTAGGGCATCCGGGTCAAGACCATACTGAGTCGCAACCTGCTCAATCATAGCCGGTGTCTGAAGCGCCGGGCTAATAGACAATTCACGGACTGCTGCTTCCATGAGGCGCGGGTTAGCAGTAGGTGCCGCAGGCGCCGTAGGTGTAGTAGGTGCCGCAGAGGTTCCTGCAACCATCTCAGGAGTTATACCGGTAGGTAAACCAGTAGCATCATTGATACCGGCGCTTGCTACCTGAATACCAGCAAAACGGCGCTCACCTGTGAAGCGTGGATCATTGGCTGCGAAATACTGTTGCGGCGTAACATCCAAAGATGCTTGACCGCCACCGCCACCCGGAGCTGGTGGGGTGTACATACCAGGGTTAGTCGCTGGCGCAGAAGCTGGTGCACGGCTAGGGGGCGGCAGAGCTTCAGGAGCAGGTACAGTCAAACCAGACGTATAATTGCCGACAGCCGTGCGGTTTGCTGCTGTGGCATCAAGTTCGCTACGCATACGCCGAAGATCAAGCTGCATCTTCTCGATCTCTAGCGGGTTCAACTGCGCGCCGCGCTTTAGTGCCAGTTCGCTGGCGCTGTACTGAAGCGGAAACAACTGAGCAGCACGGGCTTCAGCAGCCTGCGTACGTTCATTCTGAAGCTGGCGCAGCTTCATCAACTGATCAGCTTCTTCAAGCTGCTGTGCGTTACGCTCAATCTCTTGAGCGCCTACAAAACCGCTACGGAAGGCTGAACCCGGCGACCCGCCGCCGAAAGAATACGGGGTGTAGAATGAACCGGACATGCAGACCTCCGAAGCAGATTAGCTAAACAGCTTGTTACGCTGACCGCCAAAGGCACCCACCAGGGTGCCCCCAGCCTGAGCCAGAGAAGCCTGATACTCACGGTTACGGCGTTCGATATCGCGCTGCACTTCGAGCCCGTACGATTCCATGCCGCGTGGCACGGAGGTTGGCATAGTGGATAGACCAGCCTGCGTAGCCGAATAGGACCGAGCATACTCACCCGGAATAGCCGAAGCACCAGCGCGAGTAGCGTCGATCATAGTACGGCGCATATCTTCAGGAGAACGCAAACCGGCTTCACGCGCCCTACGTTGGTAGGCAAGACTGGTCTGAGCATACGCCTGCTCTGGATTAGGCGTACCCTGATTAAGCAACCGCCGAGCAGCATCCACGCGCTGTTCATACACGGAGCGATTGGTAGCAGCCAGCTCGGCAGTTTCCCTCAGATAATCGCGCTCTTGCGGCGTCAAGCCTTCCGGCGGCTTGTTGTACATGGTCAACGCAAGTTGACCGATGCCAGCGATAGCGGCAGGACTTGTCAAGGAATCTACGCCCCTACTAGCTGCTGCTCCCAACCCTTCAGCCGTGAAGAAGCCGGGGGCAGCCGGTTTACCTGCCACGGGTGCTGGGGAGTACCCACTCATAAACCGCTCACCCCAGGATTGAGGAGCAGCAGTTGCAGGTGGAGGTGCAGTTGCCACGGGTGATGCCGGAACACCGGCCTGCCCAGCAGCCGCAACTTCACCGTAATATGCTGGGCTAGGTGCTTGTGCCGAAACGCCGCCGCCAATACCCGTTGTAGCTGCCTCGGGAGCTGCAACCCCGGTTGTTGCGCCGAGTGGCTCTGTGGCTACAGCCCCGGGGGAATAGTTGGCCTGCAACGCAGATGCCTGAGACCCAGTAAGTGTAGGGGCGACTTCCGCAGGACCAAAGAGCGCGTCGCTTGCATAACTTAACCCATTGGCGCCAAGGAAGCCGCCTACCGCGCCACCGGCACCACCAATAAGAGCATTGCGCCCCATATTACCAGTGAGTGACCCAGACAAAGCGCCAGCGGCTGTACCTAACCCCGCGCCTACGGCAGCAGAAGTGGCGACAAAAGCCCCGGTAACTACAGAACTACCTAGGATAGCTCCAGCAATAGCCGGAGCAGCGAAGGGGATAGCGATAGCGGCTGCAAGACCAATAACAGCGGCCATACCAGAGTTGCCGCCCAAAGCACGGTTCAGAGTACCGCCCTCGTTGAGCCCAAATGCCCGAGAAAAACCCTTTGCAACCTTACCCATGTCTATCTCCTACAGCGCCATACGGACATATGAACAACCCTGGTCGAAACCGAACTTCTCTTGATATATCCTAGCAAGCCTGGGTCTAGCATAAGCATCCACAGCGCGGGCACCTGCGGCCCGAAACCAGTCTAGGATATCCTGCCAGAACTCAGACCGAAACCGTAGTAAGCCTCTGCCAGCCATGGCTGAAATACTAGCAGTTTTGACCCCGCTTACAACAGCAAATTCAAAGACTAAGATGAGGTCGAGCTTAGCCCCATCAAACACCCCAAGGATATGAGCCAAGCGATTCATGGCCATAATCCGTAAGCAGTCAGAAGTGACAGGGTTCGGAGCACCACTTTCTACCTCACTAGCTGCGTTGAGTAGCGGTTCGATTTCAGACCACAACTCATCAACGCGCTCGGGGGTCAGATGTTCAATCGTCCGACTCACCGTTACTTTCCCCATACTTCTTGAGCATACCGTCGAAGAACTCAGTCCCTTTAGCCCGAACGATATGGGCCGGGATCACGTACTCACCTTCATGTAGGCGGGCAACCACAGCTTCATCGTCATCATCGCTGCTGCCTTTGGGAAGCATACCGCCCTTCTTGAATGATGGGAGCGTAGATGCGGGCTGCATACCACCGGCCTGTAGAGCAGCCCCGATAAGCAGGATGATAAAGATCAACCCACTGTCAAACTGTTCAGGAACACCTTGTTCATCCGCAAGACCCCGCTGAATGGCGAGTTTACGAAGTTGTGGGTATAGGGCCGGATTCTGTGCAGCAGCCTGAGCCAACTGCACGATCATGTTGATCTCCTCAATGGAGACTTCACCGGATTGAATAAGCTGCTGGATGCCAGCCTGCATCTGCTGAATTTGCTGCGGGTTCTGCTGCACAAAACGCTGGACTTCCATAGGAATCTGACCAGGTGGAAGATTCTGCTGCATCGCACCAGCGGGAGCCAAACCGGCTCCACCCATACCGGGCATACCACCCATAGCGCCACCCATCCCGGGCATAGCCGGGCGCTGCGGCGCACCACCGGGACCAACCATACCACCCAACTGATAGGAAGGCATCTTAGGATTCATCCCGGCTGACTGGATACCCATCGGGCTCGTCATCGGCGTGAGGGCCGTGTTGACATTCAGTAGGCTTGCCAGAGCTGGAGGCAAGTCAGAAGCGGTGTTATAGACGGGCATCACGACCCCCTCAGTTGGTTGATAAGCGTTGTTACTGTAGCCCGTAAGGAAGCTACATCTTGGGCAAGAGAATTTACATCCCGAATCAGGGCAGTATAGTCATCATAAGACGGTACCTGAACCCCGGAAATTGTGAACCCAGCGCCTCGGGCATTAAGCGCCTGGAACTGCGGAGCCCCTGGCGGCTTTGTGGTTATGCTCGAACGAGTCAGAGCAAGGCTGGCCTCATCGGTTTCATTACGGGTGCCGGTTAGCAACTCGACATTCTGCTTCAAGGAATCCAGAACGCGGTACTGCCATTCGTCGATATTACCCTGCGGGATATCTGGCACACTGGTAAAACGCGACATCAGGCTGTCCTCAAACTTATGGGTGTATCACCCAAGTAAATGGCCCTGATACGGACAAGGCTGTCAATACCGACCTCGAAAGTGTCAGACTTATACCCTGCTGGCAACCGAAATATGTTGCTATTTGCCTGTGTAGTTGTGAAGATAAGGTCTTTGTTCACGTAGAATCGGAACGTGATTGGGTCAGCCGCATCCCACAATTCATCAGTGGCTTCCCAGTTCGTGTCGATATCTTCCCAGTAAGAAGACCCTGGCACCCCAGTATAATCAGCCACGACCCGGGCAGCGCCAACATTGGTGAAGTCTTTGGTGATGAACGTCTTCGACTTCCAAGTCATCGTGTTATACGGCTGCGTTAGGTCATCCCATTGGTAAATGTCACCAGTGGTACCAGCAGCCATATACAGATTGTTGGTGATTGGGTCATACCATGACGCAGAGAACGCAAAGTCGTTATCAACAAACGTAGGGCCGGTATTACCAACACCCGGCTCAAACACAATGGAGGCCGATGTATGTGACGCGATGTAGGTATCCTTGTAGGACACACCTACCAAACTGTTCGGGTCAAGTGCCGCATTCCATGTGTCGCTGCTATGCACCAAGCGAGTAAGCAACTGCGCTGAAGTCCCGGGTGAGTAAAGCACAAGACCGTCATGCGTGGCATACACCACGCCGAAACTTGTTTCCGCAATACTGCGGCTATTAACACAAGGATATCGCGCAGATAACCGCGACTGAGACATCACCAACGGGTTAGACCCAGACATGACGTATGGGTAGTCCTCCGTCATCACCAACAGAGTACCACCGATCTGAGCAAGCCCAACGATATTGCTGTCGAAGGTACGGCTGTACGCATCGGGCCACGCATGAAACAACCCGGGCTCGGAGAAATAGAGTGTGTTACCTACGAACCCAGCCAGGATGCTGTTCTGAATGATGGTCAGACCCTGCAAGTCAGAAGGCGGCGGATCATAGTTCGTGGATGTTAGCGTCTCCACAAGGGACCGGTAGTTGAAGTCATCCGTGAAGGTATAGACACCACCGTCGCCCCAGTACTGCGCTGTGGTAGTGGGCGGGTCCTCAGAGATATCGTAGTACAACGTGCCGGTAGCCACGGTATATGCCACGGTAGCAGCCGTCTGCGCGTATTTGATGGTGTACTGATCAACAACCTCAGTGACAATACCACCGGTAATGTCAAACGATGAGATGCTGCACGATGCAATCTTGAACCTATCATCAGCAAATAGATTGTGCGGATACTGAAAAGATACTGTAGATACATTGGAAGTACGCTCTACAGAGACAATAGCATTTGGGAACCAGAGAGTCTTGAGCCGGAAATAATCCGAATCCGTTGTACCAGACAATGTACGATACAGCCGAATCCCGCGAACGAAGTTATCCCCAGCAGGCGGAGCTGATGGGAGGGCGCTTACCGTTACGATCTGACCTTCCTTAATGAACAACGCATCAGATGGTTCAGAGCCGATGGATTCTTCTTCCCAGGGAGTGTACCAAGTATAGAGATAATTACGCGACTGAATCTGACCACCAAGGTCAACCGTACCAACCGTACTGGATGTAGTGGTAACGATTGGACCAGACGAGAAATAAGTCAGAGTAGTTGAGTTAATAACCGTTGCTTCGGCTGTCGTGTTAAGATCACCGACATCCCAGCTAACATCACCAGAAGTCGAACCGGAAGCACTATCCGTACAGGTAAACGTATTCACACCCGTCACAGTGATTGTGTAGGTGTTAGATGTTGCGCTTCCTGATGTGAACTTCAGCAGGACATCTGAACCACTAGATAAACCGTGACCTGTTATGGTCACAGTAATAGTCGTGCCAGCTCGGCTGTAAGTACCAGTGCGGAAAGAAAACCCGGATACGGTAATGATAGCACCAGACTTTATATTGTGCGCTGAGCTTGTAACAAGCGTTACGTTATTCCCTGCCGACCTAGCAAACGATGTCGTGGTCACCGGAGTAAATGTCGTCGCCACCGTGGTTGGCTTAACAGTAGGGAGCGGCAATCCAAGTTCGTAGTAGTTTGTTGGGTAGGGTGCAGTACCCTGCGTAGCCAGCTCGAATGTACTTACCTTCGGGACGCCATCACCAGTGTAATAGAACCGTTGATCACCGAAGGTATCTGTAGCGGGGGTAACAATATCTACGTTGTCATTCCAAGCAAGCCAGACAAGGGCATCAGTGTCCGGGTCACGAAGGGCGTATAGCGTACGGACAGTACCCGTACGCTGAGTATCAGCCACAATAGTAGGCTGTGGGTAGGGAATAAGATCACCAGAGTATAGTTTACAGTTGCGCGCAATTTGAGCAGCCGTATCCGGCAGCAACTCCGAAGCGTTTTTCGGGGCTGTACCTAGAAACTTGGTGATCTTAATCGCTGACACTGGGATTACTTCTTTGCTTTCGCCAAGCACTTACCAGCAGCACGGCATTTGCCCGGAGTCGGACAGCCGGGGCAAGGCTTAAAGCCACCCACCATACCACCCTTCTTGTAGCTGGCCATACCCATTTTAGCCTTACCGGCCATAGGCTTACCCTTCATCATGACTTATCTCCTACAAGTTTAAGGGCTTCAGATTCGACTTCTTCGACACGGCGAAGCCATCCCTTGCCGAATGTAGCATAGATCGGGAGAGCTTTGTAGAAAGCCCTGCGCTCATCCGAAAACTTTTTCACCAGTTCAGTCGGGTCTTCTGCGTTTACCATGGCAAGCGTCTTTGGCCCAATAGCACCATCCGGTGTAGCCCCCACAGCTATCTGAAGCAGCTTCGCCGCCCGGCCTGGACCCCCGTTTACCGCCATATCGAACACTACCAGATCGACCCCGGCAGGGAGATCATCACACCTAGCCTTATCCCAATAGCGCGTCTTATACAGATTCAGCAGGTGTTCCTGGGGGATATTCCGCAGTTCTTCCTTACTCACATCCCGGCCAAGATATTCCCTATAAACAGCCAGGGTTACTCCGCGCATAGTCGCGCCGCCGGGATCATCCCTGTGGTCGCTCCACAGCCCCTCGTGGCGGAGCACCATCTGTAGGGCTTGGGGAAAATTATCTTTCATTTCCGCACCATCTTGTTAATTGCGTCAGTCTTCTCTTTACTACCAGCGGAGGAGCCAAAATAGTAAGCCATAATACCGCCCCAGGCGGTACCAAGGGTACCAAGCATAACCAACATAGCCTCAGACCCACCCGTGGTGGGGAGACCATTGGTTAACATGTAGAACAAAACACCAAAATAACCAGCCGTAACCAACCAAGCCAGGATGCGAGGGGTCCAATCTTTTGTGTCAACCTCACGCTTACGCGCGCTGTCCCGGTCGGCACTAGCAATGCGCTCAAGGTCAATATCCAATTCACGCATTTTGACCGCGAAGTCTTGCTCGGCCTGCTTTAGCGCGAGCAGTTGTTCTGGGGTGGCCTTGGCCGCAGCTTCAGCAAGCTCCTGTTCAGTACCATCTGGCTTACCAAGCAGAGCATCCGAAATGGCACGAGTAGCCATACCCGCCAAAGGACCACCAACAGCACTCGCAATGGATGGTGCAACAGTACGGACAAGGTTCAGAAGCTGGTCCATCCTATCTCTCCAACATAAAGGTCAGGTTCTGGTGCCGGGGATAAGTAACAGTCCGTTCACCTTCAGGGCATTTGTATTTGATCGTGGCCAGCAGCGTTGCCCGGCCAGGGGCTATGGTTTCCTTGTCTGAGATATCCAGCAAGTAGGTAAAAGTGTCGATCTCAGGGCCAGCAGGGCCGGTAAACCGGGTCATACTTGGGGTAGCAGGGTGGATAACACCAGTGCCGTCGCGCACCGTCACCTCGAAACCCTCAACGGAGCAGTCATCACGCTTCTTGACCCTGGCTACCGTCACGGTCACTGGCTGCCCGATCTTGGCATCGACAATTCTGAAATGCTCAGGAGACCAAGCAATGATCTCATTCTTGAACCACCCAAACTTCTCACCAGCCGTATAACCGCCGACAGCCAGCGCGAAGCTGGCCGTGAGGAATTGAACGACAGGGGTAAGTTTAGGTAGCTCCATGACTAATGCAGCTTCAGAGCTATGCCAGCCAAGCCGGTGATAATCGCACCCGCTGTCACCATAAGGATTGTCTCAAGCCGCTTTAGCCGTGC